ACTATACAGTTAGCGTGTCGTTACCACTGGCGGCTGAAAGGCCCCCTGGAATCTGTGTACCAGGGCCTCCGGTGACGTTGTACTCGTCAACCACGTTTTTAGTAAGTAATCCAGCTTTGTTTGCCGCACCTGCCAATAAGGCGGTAGCTCCAAGCACATCACCTTGATCAACAGCTTTCGCTATTTTGATCATCGTGCCGGTATCGTTTAACAACGCAGCGGTGCTTGGATCAATAAGTCCAGTGCTACCGGCAAGTCCAGATCCGGACATCAAAAGTCCGCCAACATCACCATTTTTGATGGCATTGACAGTGCCAATCGTACTAGTGATTTGATTTGCAAGCGTGGGATCAATGACCCCCAATTGAGCACCTCCAGATACTGCAACAGTCAATGCAGGCAGGAAATTGCCCCGATAGGCTGCATCAGCCGCATTTACGGCATTAACGGCAAGCTGTACTGGCGTAAGAGCGCCGCCGCTAAGTATGTTTGCGATCGTAACGACCGGCCCAAGTTTTGCTGCAGCCTGTACAAATGGATCGGTTGTATCTTCACCATAGGTGGACACGATTGGCTTACCATTAGCGTCAAAATTGATGGAAGCATTCGTTATTCCAGGGCCCTGACCCCAACCACCAAGGTCTACATATTCACGATCGCTTATTAATTTTCCTGTGGTTTTGTCGACAACTTGGCCTTGCTTGACAGTACCATCTAAGAAATTTATCGTATTACCTTCGTAATCTCTTTCGGTCCTCAATCGAGAAATTTCTTCAGGCGTTAAAATCTGCCAAGTGCCCTCTCCAGTTGCAGGGTCAGGTATGAGTCTTGCATATCGTGTGCCGCCTTCCTCGGTGGAAAACCCATAAATGTTTTCAGTTATTGGCGCATCAATATATTTCAGTTGAAGATTGTTGAGGTCTGTAACCCCGGTTTTTTGTTCAATCCTTTGCCCTAACTCATTAAGCATGCCTTCAACGCCAAATCCTTGACCACTGCTGGCCCCTGACTTTGTTGTCCAGGCGCCGCCGGTTGAATTTGGATCAATAAATGTTCTTATTTGATCAGTAAGGCTTACTGGCTTTTCATCAGAGACTGCACCAAGACCGCCAGTTACTGAATCGGTCCCTTTAGTACCCGTGCTGGCCATAGTGTCGGTGCTACCAGCAGTTGCACCAAGGCCACCAACCACTGTGCTGCTTGCGGTTGGTGCGCTGGTAACGACTGGATTCAAGAAGCTTTTGACTTGATCAAGGCTGTAGCCCGAGGCGTTGGCAAGTTGCTCGTCAGTAACACCGTAGTCAGTCTTTAAAGTGGCTATGCTTCGACGTGCGTCTTCAGGATTCCCGCTTGCCAAAGCTCCAGAAATGTAAGAACTCAGCAGCCTGGGGTCCGTGTAATCCGATTCAGGCATTCCCCCTTGCTCGGGAAACTGATAAATCGTTGGAAGGCCGCCTTGATAAGGGGATAAATTTAGATCCTCTTTAAAATACTCAAGAGGTTTCTCCTTTATCTCACGCTGTTCATTTTCCTCACGTCGTCTGGCGACATTAGGGTCCAACCCATAATCTGGGGGAGCGAATTGCCCTAAACCATATTCCATAAACGTAAGCGCGGGTAGGGAATTTCTTTCCAACGCATCTATAATTTGCCGCTCTTGCTCTTGCGTGGTGGGTCCGGTAATTCCAAGTAGTGCTTTTTGTTGAAAATAAGGCAGTGAATTTTTTGCTTGTTCATAAGCAGCGGCGGGATCTCCCCGTGTAAACATAGAACTAAGGCTTCCGGAACTTACTATTTCACCTCGCTCTTTAGCTGGGTCATAAAGCAAAATGCCCGGGCCTGCACCCGTGAAGTCGTCCTGAACGCCCACAGCCATCATTCGGCTTGCTTGATCCATAAGCCAAGGGGCTTCTGCGCCTTCCCTTGTCGCCCCAGCCGTGTTCCACGCATCTATTGCATCAAGCTGGCGATAAAGGTTCTCTATCTGCTTATCTTGCGCGGTTCTTCCATACTCATCTACGCTGTTCCCAGCAACATTCCCAAGAGCACCGCCACCTGATGGCGTTAAAGATACATCAGCCGTTGACGTAAAAACAGGCCCGGGATCGTAAACAGGTCCAGCATGGTAAGCAGGCTCAGGATCGTAAACAGGTCCAGAATCGTAAACAGGCCCGGGATCATAAACAGGTTGGTTGTAATCAATAACAGGGGGCTGATAAGCTGTATTGGCTTGTTGAAAATACCCTGATACATCTTGAAGGGTTAAATTAGGAGCAACCGTTTGAGCAGCGATGAGAAGATCATTTGCTGATAAACCCAAACCGCTTGCAGTTCTTGCAATAAGCTCTGGATTGCTAAGATTCTCGAAAATCCATTTGCCTGCATCGGCGTATTGTTCTGGGGTGTAGGCCATGTTAATTCACCGCATTATTGAAGGCGAAAGCCCAATCTTGCCACCGGTCAAACCCATGTGGGGTTGGTACGCCATAGTTTGAGAACAAAGCGATTGAGCAAATCGAAAGCGCGAAGTCTCTCCAATTCTCCTCGGGTACCGGCCACATAAGTTGCTGGGCCTCGTACTTCTCGGCGATAAGCGCATTCCAGTAAGACCATTCCATGTTCCGAGGGTCGTAGATCTGCGTCATGGCGTGTAACCCCTGACGTCGCCCATATCCAGTGATAAGAGAATACGGCCCATCTGATAATCGCCGCCAATGATGTTTGATTCAAACTTAAGTCTTAGTTCCCGGCGTTGTTCTTTTAAGTCGATCTTGGTCGTGCTCGAATCGAACGCATAAGGACCGGTCGTGACGTCCGCCGCCTGCGCATAAGGACGCCCGATGATGTACATCGTCATCTCTTGGTCTTGCAGAAAGTCGGGCTCAACCCGCTCCAGACGCGACCAGAAATTCTCTCCAGTTGGCGCCTCTTGGGCCGGGTTCCCGGTCACCCAAGATAAGTCGTGCGTCGTAAAATACGAGTCGATAGCAGAGGTCGAGGCGCCGTCAACGACGTCAACACCTACCTCGTGCTGCCATAGTTTGGTATACCCGCTACCAATGTCTTCTGTGCCGCCTGCTACCGGGTACCGGAAAACCTGGGAGAAATACCCCGAGCTTCGCTGGGCGTGAATGCTTTGACCAGCGTCATACCACGTCTTTTCGCGCACGTTGTAAATGATGGCGTCAGTACACTCGGTGGCCGATCCTCGAGGATAGAACCACCATATTTCACCGTACCGAGGCACTTTCCAGGCCCAGACCTTCTGCCGCTGGGTGTAATTGAGGTCGTCGAAGAACCAGTTCTGGTTCATCGGGTTCGGGATCTCTTGTACAACACCGTTGTACATCAGGAAGCGATCAACGCCGCACCAGTAATAGATCCCGTCGTACTCAATAACACCCGAAGAAGAAAGGATTGAGGACTGCGAGGTAATGATGTCGTAGCGCCAGTAATCAGGCGCACCGATATAAGAGACGCGGATCAAAGAATCAAGCGACCAAAATAATCCGGAAGGTGCATTGGTACCACCTCGAACAGGAAGGCCCTTAACAATCTTCCCTGTAGCTACGTTTACTTCGTTGGCGTCGGTTGAGTTCCAGTCAAGTGGATTTCCCTTGGAATTATTCTTAATCAGGCCCGAATTGCCGTAGACGAAGATGTACGGATGAAGGGCAACAACGCCACCAGAGACCGAAACGATGTCGCCCGTGGGTTCGGGTCCGCTAACGTCTCGCAATTCGGTCAGCGTAGTACCGGTAATCGCGCCATAGAGCACTGGCGTGTTCGTGGTTGAGTCAACCTGCGCCAAATTCTGCCCGGGGTGAACTAAAAGCTGATTTACGCCGCCCTGGGAGTCGTACGAGGAGTCAAATTGATAAACATTGTCAGCACTTGCCGTGAAAACCGAGCTAATCGTGGCTACAGGGATGCTAAAAGCGGTTGTAACCGTCCCGCCAAGGTTCGTCGCGCTGGCAGAAAGCGTGTTCCCAACGGTATACCCCACCCCAGACTGCGTGTAAGCGACCGTAATCGTGGCAACAGGGACCGAAAAGCCAGCGCCCGTGCCGCCAATATTGGCCGCGGCAGCAGAAAGCACGTCTCCAGGGGTGTAACCAGCCCCCAGGTCGGTTAAAGATACCGTCGTAACTGCACCCGCCGCCACTGTAATCGTCGCAATAGCGCCCGATCCAAGGCCTCCAGTAAGAGGCACGTTGGTATAGGTTCCGTTGGTATATGCAGCGCCGCCAGTAATGGCCCCAAGCGTGATTAAAGGGCCTGTTGTTGTAATCACAACCGATGTAACAGCACCCCCAGCAATCGTAATGTTGCAATAAAGTCCGGTCCCAGTACCGCCGGTCATGGGCACGCCGTTATAAGTGCCGTTTGTGTAACCAGAGCCAGCAGTTATAGACCCAAGAGTCGCAACCGGACCGGTAAATGTGAAATTAGAAACGCCAGCGCCCACGCCATTGTTATCAACGCCGATAACCTGAATGCCTGAAGCGTAGGACGTGAAGATGTTATTGATACCGTTATTGGAATCAACAAACATCCCTCGAGTCGGGCCATAGATCTGATTGGATATGCGCTTTACACCCAAGATCTTTCTTGGTCTTCCGCGCTGGAAGCGCACCCATAAGCCATCAGAATATTGATCACCATCCAAAACCGTGCCGTCTCGGCGTATTCCCGGCTGGGTATTGATCGTAATGACTTTTTCAGTCATTAGAACGCCCCTCCAGCAAGGCCATCAGTTGTTAAGAGCATCTTAGCCGTACCACCAACTGACAAGCCGATGGCCGAACCGCCGCCTGGAAGATACATGCCGGTATTGGTTTCGCTAGAAAAGTTAAGCGAAGGCGATGCAGCCGAACCATTTGGGATTGAAAGTGCAGAACCCCCAGTAACAACTGCGGTTGCGCTAAAAACATTCACCGAGTCACAAACTAGAGTGGCCTGCTGAGATGCGGCCAAAGATGAATTTGAAGCGCCACCAATACCGGTAGTAAATATAACATTTGCCGTACCCGATGTCTGATTAAGGACAAAGTAAACTTGTACTGCAGCAGGCAATACAACGGTGACGTTGCTATTTATCGATGTTCCCGTGACCTTAATAATCGTGTTTTGCGCCTGCGCCGGTGTGAGCGTGTAGGTCGACCCTGATGTGACAGGAAGCGTTAGTTGGGAATAAGCGAAAATAGTTTCCTGGCCGAGACCCACGGTATAAAAAGCCGACCCTGAGCAGCAAATAAAGGCCGAGTCACCAATCTGCAAAGCAAGCGAAGCTGAGCCATTGATAAGCTCAGTGCTTGCAGGATCTACTGTTAGCAATCCTGTTCCGCCGTTGCGGATCATCATGAACCAATCATCACCTAGTGTTGCTGCAGCAGTAAGGTTAAGCGTGCCAACGCCACCGGTCCAAACAATCGCCTTGGCACGATAGGTCGCGTCGGCAGTAAAGGTAGTCGTTGCAGTAGAAACTGGATGCGACTGATTGAGTGTCGAGGTTATAGCTTTAAGGCCATAGCCAGCAAGCGACGCAGCATCTGCAGAGCTTGATCCGGCACCAAAAGCAATAACGCCCCAGGTTCCTGCGGCTGTTGAATTGTCGGTAACATAAATGTATTTGGCTTCGCTGGCCGCGACCGTAACGATCGTATTGCCTGCATAGTCGCGTACGGTAAAGGCATTCGCCCCTGTATTTCGTATCAGCGAGTCAGTCCCCACCGAGGTCTGATTAGCTGGCGGCATGTCAACAAATAGACCGACCGTTGATGCTGAAATCTGCATCACTCTGGCGGCATAGTCACCCGCCGCATCGCCATCTTGTGGCCAAACCAGATCAAGGTTCGCCGATATGGAGAACGATTTATAACTGACGTCTGTTGGCTGAATGACGTCGCCCGTGAAAATACTAACGTATGAAGTCATACTTCTTGCACCGTAGCAGATCGATCGAGCGTGCGGGTATCGTTCTCAAGCTTAAGCGTCTGTACGGCACGGTCATACAGGGCTTGCCAAAGCTGTACTCGAGAATCGTTCTTTAAGAAGGGCATCGCTTGCAACAGCGTGCCATACAACATCGCCTGAGGGGCGTTAATCGTGAACCAGTTTGTCTGATTGGTCGCGTCTAAAGGCTGGATTTTTTCGTAGTAAAGGATCTCAATCGCATAATCATCGTCTGGCGTCGGCGCAATAAACCAATGATCGAAGTCATAGTCTCCATAGAATTTTGGGACGTCTTCTTCTGTTGGCGTAGGCCAGTAATTGCGCATGTATTCATATTTGCGAAGCAGCAGCGGAAAACGCTCCCCGGCTACTGTAATATTCATGGAGGTTGTTTTTCTCCATCGAGTTGGCTTTTGCAGGGTTGGATCGCCCTGAACTAAAGTCGTTGAAACCGTTTGTTGCTGGCCAAGGATTTTCAACTCGTCCGAGATGATCGACTCGGCAAGGTTAATGAAAGACGGGATCTGATTGATCGTCTGCGCGTCCGAGCGTTCCAGGTAGAGCGTGACATCCGCTACCAGGGACGTGTAGGTCATGGTGACAGCCATTATCGGTACCTTGCAGTTTTCTCGCGGATCTTCGAGGGTTGAGCGACAAATTGCTTGCCGGACTTGGTACCCTCACGCTTAGCGCGTGTGGTGGCTGCATACTCAGCAGGCGAAAGTGCATCTCGCGCTTTCTTGGGCAGGTACCGTTCGCCGGTGGCCTTAGGCCCTTGCGTGGAAGGCTTGCCGGATTTTGTACCCCAATCCTCGCTTGTCCACTTTGAGAGCGAATTATCCGCTTTTTTAGGACCTTTGTAACCCCCACCCGAAGCTTTATACTTCTGAGTGGCTAATTGAGCCTTACGGGCGCTCCATTGACCTGCATCGCCGCCTTTGGTCGAGGCCTTAACGGATGCAACGATGCGCTTCCACTTGGCCGGATCTGACTTAGTCGCTGAACTCATCGCATCAACGCGGCTTCTGCCGCCCTCCTACGGGTTAATCCTGGCAAAACCCTGCCAGCGGCTTTATTCCACTTTAAGCATTCCTCGGCGGCGCCGCTCCAGTCACCAGCATCCACACGCTTTTTGAAGGTGCTCACCCTGTAATTGCCAAGGCCGCAGTTGTAAACCCACGAAGTCACCGCGGCCTGCCGTCTTGGCAGTGCTTTGGCAAATGAAGGCGACATCTTGAAAATGCCTTGCACAAAATACTCAATGTGGTGGTCAAGCGCGTCCTCGCACTGCTCAATGGTCCAAATGGTCCCAGGATTGATTTCAGGCCCCGTGGCGCCCCATCCAATCGTCCATGGATGTCCACGAGTGCCAGGGTCCGGATAAGCCGTTACACGGCCGTCTGGCAAGCGCTTTGCAAGCCCCTCAAAGGGCTTGATGAGTAAGTCCTTGCAAAGCTTCTTAGCTTCATTCACGATTTCTGGTATTTTTCAATACTGCGACCAACGAACCAGAACGTCAATATCATCGTAAACAACCCAAAGTCATCCTCATCCCAACACTTTATGATGACCTCATGCCACGGAGCATTACTTTGAAACGCAAGAACAAGCGTAGCCGCTTTGACGGTAGCGTACATACCGAATATTGCCCAGGTGATCCCAGGACGAACCAGCGCAGAAATACCAGCCACAAACCAACCTGCTGACTGAGCCGTTTGACTTTGCTCCTGAAAGGCCGCTTTGATGGTGTCGAGTTGCTGAACACTGTAGTCAACATACTTTTCCTCCACACGAAATTCACCGCGCAATTTCTCAAGGTCGGTCTGAAGACGGAACATGTTTAACTCATGTAGTCGCTCGTTCTTCTTGTCCAAAAACTTCAATATTTCAGGGGCTAACCTAAATAAGCCGCCAAATATGGACCCTAGTAAACCACCTGAAAGAAGGTCAAACATTGCTTAAATGCCCAAGATCTTCTTAACGAACATAGCCGCGACTCCTGGACCAAGCAAGACGGCAGCAATCGTGATGTAGAGCAACCACTCAATGTGGCGCATACGCTTACTACCGTCACTGAGGCGTTTCTCAATGTTCTCGTAGCGCGTGGCGCAAATTGCTTCGTGTACCGACAGGCGCTTGTCCAGGTCGTCGCTCATTTACGCAGCCTCTTGTTCCTCGGTCGGTACTTCCTGCAGGGGCGTCATCGGGGGCTTTGCAGCCTCCTTCATGCCATCGATTAATTGATAGACCTCTTGGTATGGGCGTGTACCCAGGTAGCCAATGATCTGATTCGCGAGTTCGATAGGAATATGCAGCTTCATAATAGATCCTTTTAGATTGCCGTTGTGTTTGAAGTAAGGGATGACGCAGTGTCTGTAAAAGATGTTGATGCGTCTGTTAAAGAGGATGTAGAGTCTGTTAAAGAAGATGCGGCATCAGTCAAAGATGATGACGCATCAGTAAGCGTAGCTATGTCATAGGTGTAACTATACCCACCAACTGAATACACTCCCGTTCCTGTCCCATCACCAGGAAGTTTAGCCATGACAAAATCATATGAACCACTTACATTTGAATAGCCAGCCACATAGACATTGCCGCTTGTATCTACTGCGATTCCAAATCCTTCATCAGTTCCTGTGCTTCCAAGTACGCGCTGCCATTGAATTGAGCCGTTTGTGTCGTATTTGGCAAGAAGTAAGTCCATAGTAGTACTTGGATAAACTCTTGCATTTGAACGGCCAACAACATAAACATTACTGCTTGAATCGACTGCGAGTCCATAGCCATAATCTAAAGTGACACTGTATCCAAGTTTTCGCTGCCATTGGATGACACCACTTGTGTTATACTTGGCAAGTTGTAAATCAACGGGACTGTTAGTATTACCAGTTACATAAACATTACCACTTGAATCTACAGCAATCCCGTACCCGTAATCATTTCCACTGCTACTGCTAAGTCTTCGCTGCCATTGAATCGCACCAGTTGTGTCGTACTTGGCAAGTTGAAAATTATAGGTACCACTTGGAGCTGTGGGATTAGAATAACCAATTACATAGACGTTAGCGCTTGAATCTAATGCAATTCCCTGGCCATAGGCATCTCCATAGCCGCCAAGTTTTCGCTGCCATTGAATAGTCCCCGAGGTGTTATACTTAGCGAGTTGAAAATTATAATTCCCGCCTGCATATACTTGTCCGATTATATAAACGTTAGCGCTTGAATCAACTGCAATCCCGTATCCGTAATCATTTCCACCGCTATTAGTTAGTGTTCTTTGCCACTGTATGGCACCACTTGTGTTAAACTTAGCAAAGATAATATCTCTAGGGTCAACGCCACTCGCAGTGTACCCAATCACATAAACGTTACCGCTTGAATCAACAGCAATTCCATAACCATAATCGTCTACACTACCTCCGAATCTTCTTTGCCATTGAATAGTGCCGCTCGTATTATACTTAGCAAGTTGAAGCTCATTAAAACTACCCACAAATGAGCTTCCAACAACATAGACATTACCGCTTGAATCAACTGCAATTCCTCGACCAAAATCACTCCCGGAACCACCAAGCGTAGCGATCCATCCTCCAACAAGTAACGACCTCTGGTTCATAAATACCGCTTGTGTTACCCCTGTCATGTCAAACCGCTCCCTGAAATGATCCAAGTCGTTGATGCAATCTTGACCGCTGTAGCAGAGCCATACTGCGCAAGCGTTCTGGTTCCCGTTGTACCCGCAGAAGACAGATACATCGTGTCGGTTGTAATGGCAATACTTACGCTTGTGGCTGATAAATTAATAAATGTCAGCGCGGTTCCTACTGGATATGCAACGCTGCTATTAGCAGGGATCGTCCATGTCGCAGCAGATCCTGAACCACGATAAATGTGTTTGCCAGAGTCGGCAAGGACTAGCGTATAGCTTCCTGTTTGGGTATTTTGCGGGATGTTTCTGAACCCCACCGCGTCAGTACCATCTACAGTACAAGAGCTTAATGTTCCGCTTGATGGCGTTCCAAGTGCGCCGCTAGGAGCGACATAATCAGTACCAGCAGTTGCGTTACTAAACCCTCCAGTCCCATTGCCTTTTAATATACTTGTTCCGCTAGTGGCAGGAGCATAATCAGAACCAGCAGTTGCCGCGCTAATAGCCGTGCCATTTCCTTTAAGGACGCCTGTAATGCTTGTGGTGAGAGTAATCGCGGGAGTTGATGTCGCGGTAGCTTGAGCAACGGTTCCAGCAAATCCATTAGCGGAAGCGACCGATACCGAGATCTTGTCTGCTAGGAGCCTGACAGTTCCCCCGTTGTCTTTGTAGTACAGCTTTCCATCGGTGTAATTCAGCGCAAGCTCAGCCCCATTAGCGGAACTCGTAAGATTCGTGTTTGTAGGAACAGCCGCAGCAGTGCTACTGCCATATATGAGGATTGGGGTGTAGCCTGTTTGAGCCATGGACGTAAGCCTTCCAGATTTATTGGAACTTAAACAGCCTCTGCGCCTGCGAATTCAGGTTGGTTATGCAACCACGTATAGCATTGCGCAAGGTAGTCATCTCCCGGTTGCGCGAGAATCTCAACCCACGGTGCGATTAGTATCTTTTGGTCAATCGGTTGTTGTTGGTCATCAACCGGTTTATAAACATAAGCCATGACATGCAAAAGTACATGAGCTCCTTCACCGCCGGGGGCGTTCATTTTGCGATACTC